AATTAAGACAGTAAACATTGCAAGTGGCCAAGGCGATAACATTGATGCTAAGACTGATGATGGTTGGAAAGAAACACTTGCAAAAATATCAGAGGCACATCCTGCTAGTAATCTTAACAAACAATACGGTAAGACCAGTATCACAGACATAAAGGTCAATCAAGTCAGAGAGAAACACAAGACAATCGCCAAACGCAGAATGGCAAAAGAGAACCCAATTAAATAATGAGCCAAAAGGCAACACTAACACTTGAAGATGGAAGTGATGTATCGTTTGATGCAACCATAACTGTTCAAGATAATTTTTTAGATAAAAAATATTTTGAATATTTAAAGACTTTAGTTTTAAGTCCAGAGTTTACTTGGAATATGTCAGTTGTTTTAGGGCCTCCGCCAAAGAATAATCCTTTTATAAAGAACGACCCAAGTAATGATATACAGTTTACTCATGTTGCATATGCAGACCATAATATTTTAAGTGATTTCTATAATAGACTTGGTCCTATGTTTCGTGATATGCAATTATATAATTGTATGAAGATTAAAATTAATATGCTTCCAAGACAAGATAAGTTTATTGAACACGGAATGCATGTTGATTATCCAGAAGCGCCCTTAGGCAACTTGACATCAATATTCTATTTTAACACAAATAATGGATACACTAAATTTGCAACAGGCAAAAAAGTAGAGAGTGTTGAAAACAGACTTGTAACTTTTCCTGTTCATATTCCTCATACAGGTTCAACTAATACTTGTGATGCTCAAGGTCGTTGTGTTATGAATATTAATTGGTCAAAAGCACTTGGTACTCCAGACAGCATTACTAACAAAGCTCGAGATAAATGGCAAGAGAATTATAAAAATCAAAAAATAAATGAAAGACCTTAAACGAGAAAATTTTATATTAGGGTTTCAAATTGATGATGATGAAGTATTAAATGGTCTTATTGAATATCATAAAAATAATGAAGAATACAAATTTAGAAGTGATGTCGGCGGTTGGGATAAAAAAACTAAATGGTCAGTAGATGTTGGTATTTTGGCAAACTCTCAAAATAAATTTGTTAGAGGCTATCTAAAACATCTTCAACAGGGAGTATCAGCCTATAATCAACAATATGAACACTTCGACTCTAAATTAGTTATTAACGAAGGCTTTAATATACAATATTATCCACCTAATGGCGGTTACTATAAGTGGCATAATGAAAGAGATGAACACCAATCACACCAAAGGTCGTTAGTTTTTATGACATATTTAAATGATGTGCCTGATGGCGGCGGAACAGAATTTGCATATTATCCAGAAGTAAAAATAAAAGCAAAAAAAGGTTTAAGTTTAATCTGGCCTACTGATTTTACTCACACACATAGAGGCATTGTTTCGCAACACGAAAAGTGGATTATTACAGGTTGGTTTAATCATCAAGGCGTTAAAGAAACTAAATATCAAATTAAAGAAAATATTCAGGCAGAACTTAATGCTGGTAGATTAAAACAGACATAAATAGTAGTATACAAGGAGAAAGACATGGCAGATTTTGATTTTTTAGACGGGTTTGATACTGGTGGTGATTGGGGCTTCACAGGAGTTTCAAGTAAACCTTCAGACCAAACAGTCGCAGACACAAAGGCAACACAACAAGTAGTTCAACAGACTGCTGATGGTGTTGGTAAAGCAGTATCTACTGAGATTATATCAAGGTTAGAAACTAAACTAGACAAGATACTTAGAGAAGTATCAACAGCATCAGGTAAGATTGACGATAAACATGAGGTTGAATTAGAGATTGCAAAATCACAAATGGACGATGAGTACGATTTGAGAAAAGACAATCTTGGCAAAATTCAAAAAGAAAAGTTTCAGCAGTTAGAGAAACTAATCATCCCATTACTTGTTAAACTTGCCAAATCACCTGAGGCCTATATTCATTGGCCTAATCGTGCAGAAGTAATCGAAGCACAACTCAAAAAAATAGTAGAAATAACTAGAGGATAACGCTTGACAAATGTCTGGTAACCTGATATAATATATCTAATATATTAAGAAGGAGAAAGACATGGCAAAAGCTATTGACAAATCAAAAATGTTTACTGATAAGAAAAGTTTTATCGGTAAGTGTATTCACACATTCAAGTGTATGTTCAACCCTGGCGGTAAAGACTGCGTTAAACTTGGAAAAGATGAACTCAACGCAATGACCAAATCACAACTAGAATTAGTTGGCCGTGACCACGGTATTGAGTTAGATAAACGCAAAACTAAGAAAGTTCTTGTTGAAGAAGTATATGAGGTATTATAATGACTGATGCTTTAAACGATTTAATGAAACTAAAATATCCTGATAATGAGTGGAAAACATTCACTCATGCGCCTATACCTGATAACATGATACCAGAGGTGTTCACAGAAACTATCAACAAGAAAAGATTCTATGTAACACCAGACGGAAATAAGTATCCGTCTATCACAACTGTTCTTGGTGGCAGAGCGAAAGAAGGCATTCAGAAATGGCGTGAACGAGTTGGTGAAGATGCTGCAAATAAAATAATGAGAGCAGCTGCCTCACGAGGAACTGCTGTGCATGAACTTGCTGAGAACTATTTAAATAATGAAGAACTAAAAAATCAAGAGGTGTTACCACTCTTTATGTTCACTCAACTCAAGCCAGAACTCGATAATATAAATAATATTGTTATGCAAGAAGGCGGACTCTATAGTGATAAATGGGGTATTGCAGGTCGTGTTGACTGTATCGCTGAGTATGATGGCAAGATAACTGTTATCGATTTTAAAACATCTACAAAAGAAAAGAAAGAAGAATGGATTGAAAACTATTTCATTCAATGTACTGCCTATTGTGAGATGTTTGAAGAAAGATATGGTCAATCAATTGACCAGATTGCTGTACTAATTGTCTGTGAAGATGGTACTCGACAGACATTTGTGAAAGATAAGAAAGATTATTTACCACTATTGCAACCAGCGATAGATGAATTTTGGGCAGAACAAGATACTGCTCAACCCGTCTTGGGCGAAGCGTCAGAACGACTAGTGCCTAGAAGATGGTAAGAATTCTTGTTGACGGTAATGGAGTAAAGGTGATGGACTTGGGTTCGATTCCCAACATCTCCACCAAAGTATTTTGGTCATCCCTAAAATATTTTGGTGGGGATGAAATGGACTTCGACATTGCTATTGAAAGATTACAAGAGAGGATAGTCCTAAGACTTAAAACTAAAACAAAAGCAAACTCTAACCAGTACGCTTTAGCAGCTTAAGTTGCTAAGGGGGTTGCCAGTACCTTCTAACCCAAACTGGCACTAACTCAAGGCAATAATATGAAAAGATTTTTTAAAGAAGTGTACCTTACTGGACACGGTAAAGAAGATAAGAACATATTCAACAGATTTAAAGACACAAAGTTTTACAAAGTAAATGCTGTTGAGCAGAAAGAATTGAAAGATTGTGGCAATGTGAAATATATAAACTTAGATGAGATTAAAATATGAAAATGATAATTACGCCCAACAAGTTTGCAATATTAATAGAAGAATTAGTTAAGACAAAAAGAATGAGCTACATAGATGCTATTCTTCATTATTGTGAAAAGAACGGAATCGACCCGAGCGATTCTAAGAAACTAGTAAACAAAGGACTCAAAGAGAAGTTGACTTATGAGGCACAAAATCTTAATCTACTAAATGTAGAAAAAGTGCCACAACTTCCCATATAAGGAGAATGAATGGTTTTGAAGTATATAAAGTCTATTTGGCAATCAAATTACATTTCACAAGCAAAAACAGAAGTTACGACTTTCATAGACACGGCGGACGAACAACTGCAAAGCTTGAAACCTTCACTAAAAGAAGGGATAGATATTTTTTTCACAAACTTAGTCGCACTTATAACAGCACTACTGTGGTCGATTACTTTGTTAGTAACTTTGTCAATAATACTAATCTATGGGTTGGCGATATTATTGGCTCAACTGGTGACGAAAGTTATAAAGAGTGGTCTAAGAGATTAGAGTCATTACATTATTATTATGAACAAGACATAGATTACATCTTAGAAAGAATGATTGCAAACAAAATAGAGTTTGACGATATATTCACATCACATGACGGGCAACATCCGCCTATATTGAAGATGGTTCTCTCTAAGAAGATATGTGTTGAAACATTTGTGATACTAGAAGATATACTTTCATTTGCAAATAGATTAGATAAAGACATTTTAGAAACAGTATTATGGCCTAAGATGCACGATAGAATGGCAAGATACAAACCATTTTTAAAATACGATACACCGAGATATAAAATAACATTAAGAAAAAAAGTAAAGGAGATATGATGGCTGAAGAAAGAGAAGTAATAGAAGAAAATGTAGAGTCTATTGGAATGACACAGACAATATTGGGTAGTATAATTTTAAAAATTGTATTGCCTATGAAAGTAATTGATGAGATTAATGAGGCGTATGATAAACACTCAAAATCTTTAGAGGCACACAATCAATCGCTTGCTGGAAAGATTGAAGAAGAAAAGTTAGTAACAGATTTATTATCTGAAAACACAAAACAAATCTTTGTACAATGTTTTGCCCAGTATTTAAAGAACATTCAGAAGCCTTGGTGGGGTATCAGTTTGGCAAATGCATGGATAAATGAAATGCGAGAGAATGAATATAATCCATTTCACTACCATACAAGTAAGATGACCGACTTAGGATTATCATCTGTATTAGTCTTAAAACGACCTGAGTCATATGGTAAAGAATATTCGAGAGAAGAACACCCATCAAACGGTTACTTAGAATTTGTTGGCGGCAATCAAGACCCACTTGGCGTATCACAATTTAGAGTAGATGCTCAAGTAGGCGAGTTTTACATATTCCCATACACAATGTTACACGGAGTTTATCCGTTTAATGGTGACGGAATAAGAAGAACTATGTCTTACAATTGTGATTTAATAAAACCAGATGCTGATGCAGAGTTGCAAGCTGGCAAAATGGGAGTTGAATAATGCTTAGAGCAGTAGGGTTGATAGCCCTAATCTATCTATTCTTTAACTATCTACCAGAGATATTAGAAACAGCAGATAAATGTTTAGGAAACGCTTGACAAAGGAAAGAACTTAGTGTATAATATATACATATATCAAGAAACATGCGGAAGTAGTGTAAAAGTAACACGACAGGTTTCCAATCTGTAGTCAGAGGTGCGAACCCTCTCTTCCGCTCCAATTTGAGATATACTTTTGTTATAAATATAAAGGTGCGATATATACAGCACAGAACGATACAATAATAATACAAATACAATCATACGGAGAAAAAATATGACATCAAGTCTATCAGCGTTAAAACGCTCAAACAACTTAGACACCCTAATGGGTGAACTATCAAAGGTTGCAGAACCACAAAAACAATCAAACTCATACCAAGATGATAGATTCTGGAAACCAGAACTAGACAAATCAGGTAACGGTTATGCTGTTTTTCGTTTCTTACCAGCAGTACAAGACGAAGATTTGCCATGGGCCAGATTATGGTCACATGCATTTCAAGGACCAGGCGGTTGGTTAATTGAAAACAGTTTGACTACAATCAACAAGAAATGTCCGATTAGTGAATCTAACAGTTTACTATGGAATTCTGGTGTTGAGGCAGACAAAGAAATTGCTCGTAAGAGAAAACGCAAGTTATCTTACTATGCAAATATTCTGATTGTGAGTGACCCTAAACATCCTGAGAATGAGGGTCAGGTTAAACTATATAAATTCGGTAAGAAAATCTTTGATAAGATTACTGAGGCGATGAAACCTGAATTTGAAGATGAAACGCCAATCAATCCATTTGACTTTTGGGAAGGTGCAAACTTTAAACTAAAAATCAGAAAAGTTGATGGCTATTGGAATTATGACAAGTCAGAGTTCGATAGTAAAACTGCTATTGCGCCTAATGACGAGGCCATTGAAGAAATATGGAATAAACAATATCCATTAAAACCATTTCTAGCAGACGAAAACTTTAAATCATATGATGAATTAAAAGCAAAACTTGACAAAGTTTTATCTGGCGTTAGAAATACTGGCACCGCTGAGGATGTTGCCATCCCACCTGTAGCACCGAAAGTAGAGCCAGTTGTAGCAGAAACAGTAAGTTCCCCGACACCTACTCCAGTTACTACTGCTGATGATGATTCAGACGAAACTTTGAGTTATTTCAGTAAGTTAGCGGAAGAGGACGAGTAATCTCTCCATCTGTTTTCACTACTTTGGGGTTAGAAAGTTGTTTTCTAACCCCATTTTTGTCTAAATATTACTACTGATTATGAATGAAGTTTGAGATATCAAAACAACAACAACATAAAAGGAGAAAATTTATGTGGAAAAATATAACGGATACGATAGGTAATATTACTACGGTCGCTGTACAACTAATTGGTTTATCAGTAGCACTAGAAGTAGTATTTGGTGCAAATGTACCATTCTTATCTTTAGGTGTTATCGATAACATCTCTAGCATAGTAGCAAGCCTAGGTAACGAAGGTTTAGTAGGATTAGTTACAATCGCAATCTTATGGTCACTTTGGAAGAAGGACTAAGTTAAACAGTAACATTGAAAGGGGGCTTCGGTCCCCTTTTTTATGGTCAAAATCCTTATAAATAGTAGTATGAAAACACTAATCAAAACAATTTTATGTGTATTGATTGTTTATAGTACTCAGGTTATATCAAGTAGTTTAACCTTTGATTTTAGTAACCCTGCCTTTAGTGGCGAAGGATATTCTAGTCATGTGCTATCGATAGAACAACTTCAATACAACAGAAGGGAATCAGTAAAAGACGACATCACTTCAGCCGCTGCTAAAGAGGCTAGAGATGCAAAGAACACAACACTCGCTAAGTTTGTAACGAATGTTGAAAGTCGTATATTCGCAAACTTATCTAAGCAGATGGTCGATAATATGTTTGGTACGAATTGTACTGAAGATACAGACACAACCGCAGTAGAGTGCCCATTGAGCGGTACTGCAACTTTACCTG